CGGACACCATGTTCGGATCAGCGGTCGGTACAAGCAGGTTGGGATTCGCCTTATAGGCTTCCCGTGTGATCCTTTCATCGCCCTCCCCAAAAGCCTGACTGTCAGGCATGAACCGACGGTTCAGAAGATGTAGCTTCTTCCCCTCTTCCTTCATGCCACGCCAGATTCTCTTGTAGATCGAGCGGTAGATCTGCATGCCCTGTTCCATCATCCCCTGGTAGGTGGAGGCCGGGGTATTCTGCCCCGGATTCTCCCCCACCAGCGTCTCGGTACTGCCGGCGAGCCTGTCCGCGTACTGAATGACGAGTTCAAGCACCTGGAACAGTACATTCGAGATTGGTATCTCGGGCCAGGTTATCAGCGATTTCCTAATGTCGTCGGCAGCCCCCTTTACCTGTTTATACTCCCCCGGAGTGCGGGTGTAGACGCCACTCTTCAACTTCGCGCCCGTGGCGGCGAAGCCGCCCCCCAGCATGTTGCTCGTGCCCGCATCGAATATCTGATTAAGGCTCGTATTAACCGTCTCGTTCAGCGGCCCCAACAGCACGCCGAACCCCATATCGTACACTCCCCCGTCTGGAGCAGGGATGAAGCCGTACTTGGTATAGTACTCAACCGGACGAATAACAATCACGTCCCCCCTGTCATTCGTCTCCACATCCTCCATTCGGTCGACTCTGGCGACAACCCTCACCAGCGACCGGCTCGCAGACTCTATCGTGCAGATATAGGGTTCGGCGTATCCGTCCCCGTCCAGATCGAGGAACCTGTGCTGTTCCAGGAAAGTGAAGGGAGTATCCTGGTCTCCCTGTGGTGCGTCCATTCCAACCCGCCTGTCGTGCTGCTGTGTATTAACAGCATCCACCACCCCCACTCTAGCGTTCTCCCTGAACCAGGGCTCATCCCGCACATCCCTAAAGACTCTCCCCACACACCTCTCATACACTTCATTTCTGTACAGCCTTATCACCTCTGTCTTGCGTGCACAGTCCTCCACAGACCGGGCAAAGTAATCCAGCACCAGATCCCTCGCCTGCACCAGGGTGGAGGTGTTGTGCTGCAGAGTCGAGCTGAACCGGGTCTTGATGAAGCTGGACCCGACGATTGCCAGGTTTATAAAGAGGCGATCGTGCTGCTCTTCCCACGCCTGATCCTCTTCCAGACATTGCCAGGATAAATGCCTTCCAAGTGAGTTCGCCTGGCGAATGATCTGCTCGTTCTTCTGCCCTTGGCTCTTGTACTTGAAGATCTGCGGCCCCTTTATGAGGCTCGAGTAGGAGCGGGTGCTGAACTGCAGAGCGGCGATGCTCACCAAGGGGAATACGATATTTGAACAGTTTGGCCAGGGGAAATTCTTGGCGGTCTGCACTTGCATCGCCAGGTCCATTCCTGCGTTGTTGTTCAGCTCCCAGCGCCGCCGGCTCGCCTTGTCCTTCTCGAACCCCTCCCAGACCCACTTCGCTATCAGTTTGCAATCGGGCTCTCCCAGCCTGCCGGTGAGGTTAGGCTCCTCGATCAGGCTCTTGTTGAACTTCAGCCGGCTCTCTATCTGTTGCACTTCTCAGTACCCCGTATGCCTATTTCGCTCCCCGCCATGCCGGGCAGCCTCACTCAGCTCCATCCACTCCTGCATCTCCTCGCTCAGCAGATCCTGCTCAGATATCTCCCAGAACTGCTCAAATCCCCTGCACAGCAGGCTATCCGCATCAAACTGATCATCCAGGGTGGCCTCGCTAACCCCTGTAAACCGGAGCACCTCCGCCTCCCACGCCGGGTACCAGCTCGCCTCCTTATCCACCTTAAACCCGCCGGCCCGCGTTCTCTTCTGAAAGCTTCTCCCCCTAGCCGCCTTATCCTTCGTGCTCGGGACCGGCTTGAAGTTGATCCAGATGTCCCTCCGCAGCATCTCCGCCCGGATCATCGGCCAAATCGTCTGCCAGATAACCCCATCCTCCACCCAGAAAATCTCCGGCTGCCACCTCTGCTGGACGAGGAACAGCTCCTCAATAAGTTCGAGGGCGTCCCAACGGCCTACCCTAGAATCGACCTTGTGGATGAAGTTCTCTGAGTCCTTCCCACCCACAGTGATGGCTGATCTGTTAGCTCGATCCGTAGTTGATACGGCAAAGTCTGCTGCTGCGCCCATCGCTTTTCTCTTCGCTCGATCCAGATCATCCATCGGCAGCAGATCTTCTTTTCGCAGATACGTATCATCTGAGTCAAATGGATCATTCAAGTACTCCCCGCTGTAGCCGGCCGAATCCATCCGGTCTATGAATTCTTGTCGGATGGCCCGGAGTCTCTCTTCTGGAAACTTCTCAGGCCAAAGAATGTCCACGAACTCGTCGAAGCTCCGATGGGCCTTGTAAAGACGCCCGTTCCACTGCCGGATGAGGTTCGCCAGAAGGGAGTCCTCGTGGAGGATTGTCCCGTGCACACGTATACGCCCCCCGTCCCGCAGGGCCTGCTTGGCGGCGCGGAAGAACCAGTGGGCAAACTTCCGTCTCCTGTCCTTAGATTCCACCTGCTCGTCATCTTCCAGATCGTCGCCGACAATGAGGCCCGGCCTCTTCCCCCTCCATTTCCTTCCCCTGATCTTCTGTTCAGCTCCTCTAGCAAGGATTCTAAACTGATAACCATCTGTGCACTCCACAATAATATCTGTCTTCTGTTCCTGCAGAAACCCCTTAATGCGGAAGTCCCGGCGCAGGTCCTCATTCTCCCTCAGCTCCATCCCTATATCGCCCAGCCTCTCGACGGCCATCTCCTCGCTCGCCCCCATCACGATGATGTAGTCTTCGACCCTGAAGCAGGCGTTTGCGAGGACGAAATCATCCGTGAGAGCTGTTGTTTTTGCATGGTTACGTGGTGCTGCCAGAGCGCACGACGCACGGCCAGTACAATAATACGACCAGGCTTCGCGGTGGAAGTCGGGGGTGGGCTGAGGTTGGTCATAGCGGGGGCTCAGGTACATTCCCGAAAACGCCTCTATCATTTCGGCAGTGAGGGTGTTCGGGTTCACAAACTGTCCGGGAGAACCACTAGGAAGGAGTCGAGGGTGAGGATGCCGGCGAGCAGGCTATTGACGGTCACCTTCACCTGGTAGATGACCCCCGCCACACCGCCGGTCAGGACCGGGTTGATAACCAGCCCATTTATCGTCGAGCTTCCCCCGTAGACGAGTTGCGGGTTCGGATCTACACCGCTCCAGACCGACACCGTAACAGCCGGGGAGGAGAGAGTGTCGCCGACAACCGTCTTCGCAGTGAAGTCGAACGCCGGCGCCACGACCTCAGATACCCTCTTCGGACCCTGCACAACTCTAGTCGAGGTAGTCAAGATGGGTCCCCGTAGCGTACCAAAGCTGTGGCCGGGGGTGAGGGTAGCATCCTCGACGGTGTAGAGGTAGACAATCGTATTGCCACTGACACCGAACTCTGCCGTGGCGTACCCGATGTCCCAGTCGTAGTTGAGCGGCGCTCCGATAATGAGATAGGCGAACGGGAAGGAAAGGAAGGCACTTTCCACCACATAGGCGTATGTCGCCGGCTGGAAACTGAGTCCGTAGCGGAACAGCGGGAGATAGGTTTCGGAGAAGAACCATTCATTCCAAGCGGCTGCCCCTGACTGGTAAGTGGAGATGCCGCCGGCGAACCCTGTCCGCTGGAGGAGTGGCCCATACGAAGGCTGGGCGCCGGCGAGCCAAGTCGTCCGGATCTTCTGCGGCTTGGTCGGCGGGTTGACGAGGGGGAAGAAATAGCTGCCGAATACCGTCGGCCCCGCGCAGGGACCCTTGACGAATCCACAGCGGGTGAGGAGAGGAGCCCACGCAGGAAAGCTGCGCCGCAGGAATGGCGCCCGCATTCTCTCCGCATATGTGACAACCGCCACAAGTTAGCCCCAGCTCTCCTGATAGTAGATGGCAGACGGAGAGGCAGAGTTACTGGAGATAAACAGCAGGAAGGGGCAGGTCCCGTTCCATACCCTCTGAAACCCGCCGGTAATAGCGTCGAAGTTAAACGTCGTGCCCGTGAGATTAGAGTTGAGCGCCAACACACCCAGCACCCTGTATGCAACCAAGTTAATCGTCCCGCTCGTCCAGCTTGAACTCAAAGTGACTGTCTGTATGCTCTGCACTCCCCTATCGCCAGAGGCGGTGTTGCTACGGAAAAACGCTCCCGCTGTCGTACTAGCGTAGGTGGCATCGCTCAGTCCCGCTGTCTTCCCGGAAGTGCCGGCGGAGTTCGTATAGCCGACGGTGATACCCGGCGTACCAGCCCCCGTACCTACACTCACCTCCACTCCTACGTAAACCCCCTGCCCGTTGCTCGTGCCGTTGTCGTCCCTCGCCGGCCACGCCACACTATTAACCGTCTGCGCACCAGTGCTGGTGATCGTAATCCCTCCATTATCCCACAGCCTATCACACACCAGAATCGTCCCCACCGACCCTGATCCGCCGTTGGTGTGTACACTCACCTTTCCGAGATAGGCTCGCTTCGGATTCGGAGGATCGAGGCGAAATATCTGCCCAGGCACGAGGTTAGCATTCGCCGGCCCTCCCACATACGTGCCGCCGGCAAGGGTCGTATTGTAGGTGCCAGCCGCCGGCTGCCCTCCCAATCCCCAGGAACTCACCAGCCTCGCTGCAGCGCCCGGTGCAAAGAAGTTCTTAAAATTCCACACGACATCCTGCATGCCAGTAAACGCTTGATCGACTGTGGTGATAGCCATACTTCAGCCCTGCGTTTCCTGGTAAGTGGTAAAGATCGTAAGGCCGGTTGTGTTCAACTGGTTGATCAGAAGGAAAGGAACGGCTCCGTTGAAGATCTGTGGAAACCCCCCACTCACCGCATCTACAGCGACAGAGGTGTTCAGAGCCGAAACCTCCAGAACGGTCAACACACGATAGGCGACCAGGTTGATTGTTCCGCTAGTCCAAGAGCTGCCGAGGGTTATGCTCTGGACGGACTGCACGCCGGCGTCCCCCGACTGCAGCCCCAACCGGTAGAATGCTGCCGTGGTGCTCGACGCAATCAGCCCCTCCACATTCGTGGCGGTCCGTCCGCTGGTCCCAGCGCTATTCGTGTAGCTGACGGTGATGCTCGGTGTCCCCGCTCCCGTCGCCGCGCTCACACTCAGCCCCAGCAGCACACCATCCCCTGCCGTCGCTCCGTTGTTGTCGCGAGCGGGGAAGGTTGGGCTGACGATCGTCTGTGGTGAGGTGCTGGTGATGGTGATACCGCCGTTGTGCCAGAGACGATCGCAGAGCACCGCAATACAGCCCACCGCCGATGCCGCCGCCACTGTCGCCTGGTAGCGGGCTAGGTAGGTGTTAACGCCGCCGGGAGGATCCACGTGGTAGTACTGGCCGGTGATTACGCCGCCGGTGCTGGACAGGACAACCCCATTCAGAGTGGTGTCGGCGGCGCCGCCGGCGCCGTACCACGTATCTACCGACCGTATCCCCGCCTGCGTAGCAACAGTCCGCACGTACGGGAAAGGCGGCTGCAGACCCGCTATTACGCCATTCAGATTAACAATCGGCATAGTTCAGCCCTGTGTTTCTGCATAGCTGAAGGTAAGGAGGGAGGAGTTCGTCCCTGAACTCAGCATCATCCAGAACGGGACTGTTCCGTTATAAACCTGCGGGAGGCCACTAGTGATGGGATCGACCGCGCTGGCGAAGCAGATCAAGTCCACGTCCAACGTCGCCAGTATCCTATACGCCACCAGGTTAACTGTCCCACTCGCCCACGGCCCGGTGAAGGTGATGCCCTGAACGCTCTGTATTCCTGTGTCTCCAGATTGGAGACCGAATCGGTAGAACATCCCGACCGTGCTGGAGCCGACGGTAACGTCGATGAGGCTGCTGGTCCTGCCAGACGCCCCGGTGCTGTTCGTGTAGCTGAGCACTGCCGTCGGCGTACCTGCCCCGGTGGTTGCAGAGACACTCAGCCCAACATACACCCCTTCCCCATTCGACGTGCCATTGCTGTCCCGCAGCGGCCACGCCGGCGACACAATTGACTGCAGGCTCGTGCTCGTAATAGTAATGCCCCCATTGTGCCACAGCCTATCACAAATAGCCGCAATTCCCGTCTGCACACTATTCATAGCCGTCGCCCGCGCTATATATGCGCTAGCCCCACCCGGCGCATCCACCCGAGGAATCTGCCCTGCCAACACTCCTGCGCTGCTCGACAGAACAACTCCATTCAGAGTGGTATCTGCCGCCCCTGCACTGTTGTTGATTCCAGAACCGTACCAGAGATCAATCGGCCTGTTAGCAGGCGGTGCCGTCCAGAACCTCGTCCCGTACTGGAGCGTCTGCATCCCCGCAATCACGCCGTTCAGGCTAGAAATGGTCATCTTATCCCCTACAGGCTGGTGGAGAGCACAATACCGTCCCCATCCGCCAGCGTCACTGAGTTCACCTGCGCATGCGTGTTGACGGCGGGATCAGACTTACCGTTCGACAGCAGCGTGTAGTAGACGAGGTTCGGCAGGGTGACGGTCTTAGACCCATTCCCCACTGGATTACAGAGGATGAGACCGTTCGCAAAGTGCCTCCCCCACACGCCGCCGGGGAACTGGGCAGAGGTCTGCGGTGGGTCCGTGGCCGGACCCAGCCACCCGTACTTCCCCGCCCCCTTGTCATAGTCATCCGACCACATCCCAGTCATATTCACTGAGTCGTAGCTCGTATTGAACGCTAGGGCTACGTGGGCATCTCTCAGCCAGGTCATCGTCTCAAAATACCGCACACTCGTCCAGTCGACTGAGGTCCACGTCGCCTGCGAGGTGGTGCTCGTCCAAGCACTCCCATCCTTCCTCCCACTCACCACCACGACCTGGCTGCCAATCGGCGTCAGCACCGCTTCTCCATTACAGAGTGCCCCGAATGCTCCTGTCGTCGTCGAACCGAAGCCCATGAATTGCTGGATAACCTGGAAGCTCTCGCACAGCGCCACATCATAAAGGCCGGCCATGTCGTAGAGGTTGCCGGCGGCGAGCCCTCCGTTGGTGATGGTGTAGGTGCCGTAGTCGGAATTGCCGCAGACGAGGGCGGTGGGCCAAATCGCCCTCCACGCCGCCACCATATCTGAGTAGCCCGCCTGCACGATATGCGCCCCGGCGCTGTTCTGATTATAGGTGCCCGACACTCCCCAACTCCAACTGCCATTGGCTCGCGGCGCCCAGAGCTGATTATCCATAAACACGCCAACCCAGTTCGGGTTCACCGCCAGACTATTCGTCTCTCCAAACAGCGCCACCCCATTCCCCTGGGTGAGGACGTTGTAGCCGTAATAGGGCCAGAACTGGTTGATCGTCTTCCCGGTGCCGGAGTCGTTCGGACCTCCCCTCCCATTGTTTATCAGACCGGAGGCGGCGGTATCGCCCGCCACAATACTCCCACTAGGCCACCCCGGGCTGGTGCGCACCCACCAGTTGTTGGTGTTGGCGGCATTGATGAGACCCTTCAGGGTTTGGCTATTCCCACCGTTGTTGTAGGCGGTGGCCAGCTGCTGCTGCATCAGGTAGGGGATCGGGCGGCTGGTGATGCGGTTGAGCTGGCCCTGGGCGATTTGCGCCGAGGACACACTCGCCAGCGTCTTTCCACCAGTCATCGCCGTCTCGATGCTCGTATACCAGCCGTAGATAACGATACTGTGCTTTGCTGCCCACGCGTTCCAGCCCGCCGCACTATACGCTGTCGCCTGGTTGCCGCCGATCGGATAGGTGGCGGCGCGGGGGAACAGATCCTGGTTGGGAGTGGGAAGCGAATCGGGCACCCAGAAATTGCACCCGCACGCCACTCCATTCCTACCCAGCGTCCCATCTATCGCCCCGATCGGACCGCCGGTGGAAGAGGCGGTGGCGAAATCGTGGGCAGGGCGGATGGAGAAGCTAATCACATCGCCAGTCGCCGGCGTGCTGGTAAAGACGTTGGTATCGGTGCTGTAGAAGGAGTGGGTGTCCTGGCCGGTTAGGACAGGCCAAGTGCCGGCTGCTCCTCCCTTCGTGTTTACTGAATAGAATGCGTAAGAGGCTTGGTTGGGTGCACCCGCACCGCTGGTAGACCTTGAATAGAGCCCGGCGGCGTGCATGGTGCCGTTGTAGTCGCTGGTCAACTGACCCCAGTTCGGCGTTGGGCCGAAGCTGGTGGTCATGGCGGTACTGGCCGGGACGCCGCCCGGGTGCACATTCGACACCTGCCAGGTGCTGCCCGCTCCAGTCGTGTTGCCGGATAGCAGCGCTACCAGCGTCGTATTGGCCAGTACGCCGGCGCCGTAGAGGTTCATCCCTACGGACATGACCGCCTGGCCAGTGGTGCCGGTGTCCAGGGTGAGGGTAGAGGTGCCAGCGGCGATGTGGCCGGTGAAGGCACACTGGGGGTAGTAGAACTTAACGCCGTTGAGTATGCTGCTGGCGTACAGGTTGTTCGTGTGAATGATCGCCGGCGTGCTGGAGGTGGCATTGAATTGGGTGATCGCAATGCCGACGACTGCTCCCCAGACATTATTCCCACTCACCTGCGGAATAGTCAAGGGAGTGTAGATTGTGCAGTGGTTTATATTCAGCGTCCCCACCACAGTGTTGGGGTACTTGCCAGCCCCTGCTCCACCGGGTGGGTTATCGTCTATCGACCCAGCCCCATACGCATTCACGAACCCTACGACGATGCAGTGGTCCATTATGGACAGATGGCTGGGGTCAGGATTGTTAATACCGGTGAGCGCCCAAGGACTTATCGAATTCCCAGGCGGATCGTTGTAGTAGCCGAAATTGCATTGCTCCGCGTAGCACCGCTTCCACTGCGTCTGTGCCGCCGAGGTCTTATTCCCGTTCCACCCCATCTTCTGAAACGTGCACCCCTCCCACACGAAGGGAGTGATGTGGCCTACTGTCTCCGTATAGCCGCCGTATATACCCCAGGGCTGATAGATGGCTTGTGAGGCGGCGTTGGGCCAGCCGGCCGGCGGCGCTACATTATTGGTAG